GTTTGAAACAGCGAAGATACGGTAGTATTGGTTTGCACGATCTGTACCAGTCTCGCTTGAAGATGCACCACCAGCAAATGGGTTTGCAACCATGCCATAGCGAGTTTTGAAACCGATACGAGGCTGGAAGTCATCTTCGCCAACCGCACGAACCATTGTTAATGGAACATATGGAGCGTAGAATAGACCTGCGTCATATGGGTTAGTACCACGGTAACCAACAGTTACGTAGTCTTGAGTTGCATATGGGTCAATGTAAACTTTTGTGCGACCGTTTAGAACACCAGCAAATGTGTTGCCTGTGTCATCTACGTTCAAGTTTGCTGACAATGCAGGAGTGTAATCCATCATGCCTGCAGCTGCAAGTGCAGATGCAACATCTGAAGATACGATGATGAAGTTACCTTTACCGCGATGTGTTTCACGTGCGATAGTGTTTGCTTCACGCTCGATCTGCATGATTAGACCTTTGAATTTCTCAACTGACCAACGGCCGTCTGAGTCACCGTTTACATCAAACACACCGTTAACGGCAGTGTTAGAAGTAGCAGCACCCAATTTAGCTTTGCTGTTGATTGTACGAATTACTTCGCGGTTGATTTCTGCAAGGATCTCAGCAGACAAAATGTTTGCCAACTCAGACTCAGCATCCAAACCGTGGATTGCTTTCAAGTCTTGAGCAAGTTCCATTGTGTATTCTGCTTTTAGCGCACGTGATTTTGCAGTAACGCTTGTTTTGTCGATTGAGAATGCCATCTCACCGAATGCGTTACCTGTGTTACCTAGTGCTTCAGCAGCTGTTGTAGACATACCAGTACCAACTGAGAATGAGTCATCTACAGTGTTACCATCTGAATCTGAACCTACACCACCTGAACCTGCAACACCAACAGAATCAGAACGGCCACCATGTGTGCCTGCGCCAGAGAAATCTGTGTCTGCTTCGTTGAATAGTGCTTCTGCGCCAGATTGGTTTGTGTAACGTGATTTCATCGCGAAGATCAAACCAGTTGGACCAGACATTGGCTGAACGCCAGCAACATCATATGCCATTAGGTTTGGCATAGAACGGCGTACAAGAGAGATAAGAACTGGATCGAATGTATCAATGCCAGCACCTGTTGCGTTAGCAGCAGTTTCGTTCAATGAACCGAATGCAGCACGCTCTTCGCGCATTGCTTTTTCTTGGTTTTCCAAAAGAACAGCTGTAACGTGCTTACGATAAGTGTCTTTGATTTCAGGAATGTCAGCATGCTCGAGGATTGGCTGCCATTTCTGAGTTGCATTTTCTGCGTTAAACATTTTTATTTACTCCTAATGGATTTATTTTTTGACAGACTTAGATAGAGCAGTTAGATATTTTTCCATCAGAGGTGATACTTCAATTTCTTCACCATCTGCGTTCATGGAAACTTCTGCTTCTTCTACGCTTTCAGTTACGGTTTTGCTAGCAAAATATGATTCTTTCAATGTTGCTACTTTCTTAACGAAAGTATCAGCATCTTCAAAATCTACGTCTTCTGTTAGTGCCTTTAGCTTTTCAGCTTCAGTTACTGCAAGATCGCGTGATGCTTCTGCTAGAATTTCTGCACGACGATAATCTGCTACAGATTCATTCAAACGAATGTTATCTTCAGTTGCTTTAGTTAATTGCTCTTCAAGTTCTTGTACTTGCTCAGCCAAATCGTCAACCATATCAACTTTTGATTCTGGTACGTCGATATAATGCTCAACAAAGATACCTCTTAGAGAATTCATAAATGATTCTGCGATTTCAGTACGCAGACCATTTTCTACAGCAACACGATTTTCTTCCATCCAATTCTCAACTACATAGTTAAGGTAACCATCTACCTTTTCTACTAGCTCAGCTTTGATTGATGCAGTTTCTTCTTCTAGAGATTGTGTATATTCACCTTCTAGGCGGTCAATCTCTTCAGAGATTTTTGATTTAACTGCAGCTTCGAAAATCGTAGCAGCTTTTTCTTGGAAGCCTTCTGCCAAAGTTTCATCAGATGCAACCAAAGCATCAAGGTCATCTTTAAAGTCATATGACTCCTTAACCTTAGCTTTTGCTGGAGCAGATTTCTTAATGGCGGAATTAGTTGCTGATACAGCTTCTTCACCGTTATCTTGAACACTTTCTTCCATATCGTCTTCGCCGTCTTCTTCATCCTTGCCCATCATTTTTTCATAGGCGGCTTGTAAGTCGGTTTTCTTCATCTTGGACATTTCTGAATACATGGCATTAATGAGACCAGCTTTGGTCTTTGGCGCTACAGATTCTTTGACGTCTTTTTTCTCATCCATGTCATCTTCCTCGTCCTCATCGGACTCGTCGTCATCCATGTCTTCTTCGTCATCAGCTTCTTTAGCTACCTTTTTGCCTTCCGCAATGCTTTCCTCGTTCTCAACTTCAACGTCTTCCTCGAGTTCTACATCTTGGAGTTCTACCTCAGTAACGTCTTCAATAAGATCCAACTCTTCGTTTTTGGTCTCTTCAGACATATGTTACTCCTTGATTTTAGAGTTAAAGTTTTGAGAGGAAATCGTTCCACACCTTCAACTGGGCTTCTGCCAGTTGGGATGAAGATGCATTATTGATTTC